AAAAAAAAGGAACTTGGTAGTTCCATTCATCAGTCATTTGTTTCGTCCAAACAACGTCAGAATAAAGTTCCCAAGCCCTTTTATAACAGCATAGACAAACCATCCAAACAATCCAATAGTAATTAGTAAGAACCATAATAATTCCATTTCAATTCTCCTTTAAGTTTATTTATTCTATATAGTAGTCTGTAAAAATTTTAAAAAAAAGAAAGGGTTGTACTAACCCTTATTTTTATAGATATAATAAAATCATGATATAGGTTTTATAAATTTCACTCATTAAAGCATCCAGTTTATTAATAAGTAGTTTATCTCTATACGTATTAAATATACCGTTTGTACCTCTCCATTTATCTATAATAAGACTCGTCTTACATAATAGAACTTCGCATCCATAACACAATCTTTAGTGAACATAGCCATTTTGCATTGGAAGAGTAAATCCTCTTCATCAATCCAAGTGTTTTTGTTTACATAATATTTCATGATTATATACCTCATTTCTTTCTATATAGTAGAAAGTAAATTTTTGAAAAAAAAATGAGCGTTGTAAGTTTTACCCTAGCAACGCCCTTATATTAATTACGGTGTTTTTCACCATACCAGTCGCCTATGATATCACCCATAGCGATCCACCCAATAATACCATCATGATCAATCTTAGCCCAATGCCAATCACACTGAGTTTGAGTTTCAATTACTCGGTATTTACGATTAATTGTGCACATACCGAGAACCTCTCCGATACGAGACGGCTCATTACGAATATGTAAACCAACCTTAGGTGTAAAAAACTTAGGTGACCAATAGACGTCAAGGTATTCATCAATTTTTTCTTTAAGTGACGCCAACATATAATGGGTTGTTCCACCACCTGTTAATGGGTTTAAGACTGAGAATATGCGTATAAAAACTGGTGCATTTACCGACCAGACATAATCTACTAGGTCGATACCATGTGTTTCTTTATATGTATTACGAAGGTACTTTAATTCCTCCTCGTTATGCACATAGGCAATCTCATTAACTTCACCATTATAATAATATACCTTATTAGGATCCCAACCTTGTAAATATGGTTGTCCAGGATCTCCCCCTATAATCCTAAAAGTAAAATGCATAGCCATATCTATAACCTCTAAGGCGCAGCGCTAATCTGCCTCAATATCTTATCGATAGAAGCACGAATATTGTCATTTGCGCCTGATGGACGTGTCACACCGAATACACGAACATATACTGGTACCATGTTATTCCAATCATAATGTTTAAGATCTCGTCCATGAGTATCTCGCCAAATAGCACGAAGATATTTAAGTTCTTCAGTATTATGAACAGGTTGGATTTCATTAATGGCACCGTTATAGTAATAGATTGTATTAGGTTCCCAGTTTGCAGGGTCACCTTTAATATTAAATGTAAAATCCATACTAGTCCTTTCTGGTGGTACTTCAGTTGCCGTATCCCCTGCTGCTCCTAACCCACCTCCAACACCATCTGAATATGGAGGGTAGATGAAACCGATGATCTGTTCTCCACCGCCTCGCAATGAGCGTACACGATATCGAGCAGGGCCTCCAAAACCGCCATCCACGTTCTGTTCTACAGTCTGGAAGTTTCCGTTACCGTCTGGGTCGTTGACAACAAAACCAGTATGCCCATATGGGTGTGCGGTTGTTCGCATACAGAAGATAGCCCCTGCACGAGGTAACTCTACACCTGTTGTACGCCAACCAAGACCTTGACCAGCTCTGAGCATATCGATCCCGTTACCCCACATAGATCGCCCAAAGAATTTCTGAGCGACCATGTTAGGGAGGTCGACACATTGCATACCATAGGCACCATCTGCATCGACCCCTATACCACGGTCGGCAAGGCTACGCACCCAGGATAATACTTCACCCCTAGTTGCCATATAGCCCTCCTAGAATTTTATTTTCCATCGTCCTCAGCAGCCTGAGCTTCATTGTAACGCTTAGTAGAGATCATCAATACAGAACCTGCGAAGGTCGCAAAGAGCCCAATTGTAGCAGTGATCTTAGTTGCGTCAAACCCATACAAGACACCAAGCCCTGCAATAAGGGTTACAAGGGCAGGTACTACGTTGAGTAAGATGAATTTAGCAGCGTTGTATTGTTCATTTGTTAATGGTTTCATATTATGTCTCCTAGTGCATATTAATTGATCGGACGGTAACTTTGATTTCGTCAACGTCCTCTTTAACCGACTTTAAACTGTCGTTCATATAGTCCATTCGATCGACTAAAGCTCGAATAATCTTTTGTTCTTCCTCATACTTATCAAGCCTGTAAGAAACACTATCCAAGTTCTTGTCTTGGTGTTTATTAGATACTTCAAGTTCTGTCAAACGATGTTCTAAATCCGCTGTACGGTTTTTTGATGAAATATAGAATGTCGCACCGCTGATAACGATAGGGAATACTACCGTCAACACCCAGTGCATTAACTCTCTTTCTTGCATGTTCCTCCTTTAGTCAATTCGTGGCATAACCATACTAAGCACCCCTTGTCGTAGCATATCTTCTACTTTCTGAGCTTTATAAGAATACCCTTCTGATGCTTGCATAACGAATGTAAACAAAGTCAAAGTATCTTTAGGCCACTTAGGGTTTGTATCATATGGATAAGGCATTGCTACGACATCACCATTACTATAACGTTTTCCTGCAATGAGAGGTTTTGCTACTGAGGCGATTTTCTTATATGTAGAAGAAATCATGCCGTCTTTTGTAGTTACTGCGAATGCGACGATGATATCCATAGCGCTGTCGATACCAGCAATCTGCTCTTGCACTTGCTCAATCTTCTCATTCTCGGCTTTACGAGGGAAGTTGATATCATAGTGCTTCTGCATAGCTTGCTTGTACAGATCAGCATTAGGTAAATCGATTACAGACTCGTCCAAATATACATGTACTACAGACCCAACATCATCAACAAGAATAATATGGGTCTTCTTGCTGTTAGTCGAATCGTAGTCCAAAGATTTCGATTTAAATTCTAATTTAGACACTTAAATCTCCTTTCCTAAAATAATTTTATAGTGGGTACCTTATTTATGTTGTGTAGATTATATCATGACAGTCAGTTGTCCAATATAACTTATACCATTATGAGTAGCTAGTGCGTGAAATATTCCTGTGTCCTTATTAACCTGGACGTGTATATTACCATCATCACCATTAATACCCCAACCTGCAACTACAAACATATAAGATTGAGGTGCTTTAAAGATATCTAGAGGTATATCTGCAAATTGAATATTTCCGCCATTACCTACAAAATTAAATCGAACAGATAAGACGTCTCCAACACGCTTATAGAACGAATCTTTAAATCCGGCAGGTTGCCAATCAGTTGTTTTGACAAGTCCTGGGTTATCCGTAAATACAAATTCTTTCCATGGCGAAGGCTTCCATTCACGACCATTATTATAATATCTCAGGAAGTGGCGTCCTTTACCAAAATCAGTAAAGAACTGAGCGCCTTTCCAACTATCAAGCCAGTAATTTTGGAATAAACCCCATTCACCACTCCTACCAATTGGGTGATCTCTGTATTGATTGTTTCTCCAGTCTATAGTAGTCTTTTGGAGATTCCATGGTTGATTCCATCCGCCTTGGTTTAGCATACCATTGTTCTTAGTAAGCTGATATTGTTGGATAGGATTATTATTCGAATAGATATCCCCAGCGACATCCAATACACCACGTTCGCGGACTTTACCGATACCAACACCAGTCTTATCCATAGACATAACTACAGCTCGAGTGGCGATTTCCACACGGTATTCTGAAGATGAGAATTTATCTTCAATCTTACCTATAATGACATAAGAAAGGTCAGCCCCATATCTACCGCCTAGGTTAGCAACTGAGTTAACTAGTGAGGATACTGTAGTAAAGGATGCAGTAGCGGGCCCATTATCCTCTGTATAGTTATTGGTGCCAAATGGTGCTACTTTAAAAGAAACTCTCATAGTATTCTTTTGAGAACCATCTATAGTTAATGGGGCAATCTTGGTGTTACGTGTTACCTGTATCTGGTCGGCATTAGTACCAACACGAGTAGCGGAAAATGATATCTGCGGTAGATGATAATCTAAGAAGTCTACCTCAATCTCTTTTGGATCAGATGTGCGTCCACGAGTGTCTGTTACAGTAGCTCTAAGTTTAGCTTTACCTACATGGTTTACCTCACCAATATAACCTTCTTGGTCATAAGCAGAATATGGTTTATCTACGATAGATACCGTATATCGAGCGATCTTAGACCCATATATACCAGCAGCATCAGAGAAAGCAACTTTTAATTTAGATAGGACGGATACAAATGTATTCGGTTTTCTAATTATATCAGCTATTTTCTTATTTGTATCCGAGACAGATATATTAGTTAGACTAGGTTTTACAGATTCGGGTACTGTCAACTTGACTTGCTGAGCCTGCCGTCCGACCTCTCTACCATTCTTAAATGTTAGATAATATATAGTACCTATCCCACTTAAGGCGTCTGGTATCTGCTCACATAGTTCCATAGGCGGAGTCCATGTAAACGAGGTATCGGCAGGTGTCTCTCCTGTAATATTTGAAGCCCACTTACCGAAATATACATGAATATAATGTCGGAACTCAGGTGAAGCTTTCTGAATATTAAGGGTAATAGGTTGACCAATTACAGAGTCTATAGCCGGGCCTTTACTTGCACGAGGGATATCTTGGAGTTTAAGATCAAATCCTACAGATGCAAATCCAAACCCTTGAATATGGATTTCAAAACTTGCTGCGACACCAACAGTCTTACGACCGTCCGCATCATGATTAACCCTAAAATCTTTAGCAAATAACTGTTTACGTCCCCCAGGCCCTATACCAGCGTCTTGTTGAGAAACATCGATAATATCCCCTACTCTGACAGTAAGAGGTTTGGGATAGTAGCCATTTAGGGACGTGTATCCATCAGTTATCAGGAACACTTGGACGTTTACAGTTGAATAATTACCTTCATTATTCGGAGTATTCCATGCAGAGATAACTTCTAACTGCATACCCGGCCCCCAATAACCGGAGAAATTAGCACGTGCCATTTATCTACACACCTCCTACATACATTGTTAAGTTACGGTCAGCGTTAGTCGGGTCTTGTATTGTAACAAAGCGTCCAATACGAAGACTCTTAACAAACACCCCGTTATCAATTTGAAGAACCCCTTGGGAGATAGAGGCGACCTCTTTACCCCCAGAGATAAAAGAAATACGATCAGACGATACGAGTACTTTAGAAGATCCACTCTTCTGACCGACAATAAGCCCTTCATCGGATTGCGACATATATGTATCTACAAACTCGGTCACAAGTTTCATTTCTCCGACTTTCTGTTGAAGCTCCGTAATACGTTCACTAGCTCGAATAACTGCAGCCTCGGCTTCTTTACGACCGGCTTCTTCTGTAGCAGTCAAGTTCTTGATCGTAGTGATCCAGGCTTCGACTGTCTCAGCACTAGCCTTAGCTTCCATCTCAGCTTTTAATAACTCATTACGTTCTGAGAGCTTATTAATTTGTTCTTGCGTTAGAGCTTGGTCTGCTTTCTCAGATAATGTCTTTTCATAGTCTTCGGGTGACAAAGAGTAGTCTGTAGCGACAGTTCCTAATTCAACTTTAACACCTGTTACCCAGGCTGTACCTGACTCTACCGACTCAAGATAGAAGCCTAAACTCATCTTAAGTTCATCATAATCTGCATTAGACCCATAGTTGTATGTAAATTCTATGCGTTTCCAATCAGAAGTACCTTTAAATGCCGCCATATTTGGGTATTCAATAGCTGAGCCTTTATTAATCTTAGAATTCCTTCTAACTAGTGGGTATGATTTAAAACAGTTAAACTGTTGCCAGATATTGCGGCCTGGTTGAACATTTTCATATTTAACCCATGCACTTAATGTTAATGTTGTATAAAAACGATTAGTGAATTCGGGTATAATATTAAATCGAAAAATATTCTTCCCTTCAGCTTGTTCTAATCTATAACATTCGGTCTGACCAGTAATATGATTCTCTGGAAGTTTCTCAATAGCAGCATAGCCAGTAGATTGACTATTGACCCAAAGATTTCGACCCCCAATTTTGATATTACCGAGCAAATCAACCCACTTATATTTATTTGGGGCCTCACTATCAGTTTGAATATTGTCGGTATAAGTACCCATATACCGTTTATTGTTAGAATCTGTTATACTGAAGTCAATCTGACCATCTGCGGAGTTGGCATACGCAAAATGCACATATGATGGTTTACCCGCAGCTCCATCATCGCCTTTAACTTTAGTCCAAGTATAACGACTAGGATCAGTACTGTCAGGTTGAACAAAGTCGGTATACGTACCCATATACTTCTTATCAGGAGCTCCGGTTACAGTAAAACCTGTGCGACCATCAGCCGAGTCAGCATAAGCGAAGTGTATATATGGAGTCCGACCATCAGCACCAGGTTTACCTGGAACACCGTTAGCGCCATCCTCACCTTTTACACGAGTCCATTTATAACGACTAGGATCGGAACTATCTTGATTTTCATAATCAGTATATACGCCCATATACTTCTTATGCGTTCTTGTAGTATTACCATCAATAGATTCAATATTTGTTGTCTCAAATCCTTGTCTTCCATCTTCACTATCGGCCCATGCGAAATGGATATACGGAGTACGCCCATCTATCCCTGGTTTTCCAGGAAGACCTGCTGCTCCATCACTACCTTGCCATTTAGTCCAAGAATAAGCCGCAGGATTATCACTTCCTGCAGCATTGAAATCTTGGTAGACACCAATAAACTTCTTACCAGTGTCTTCTTTACTAAACCCAGTCCTACCATCCGCAGAGTCAGCATAAGCAAAATGGGTGTATTGGGTTCTTCCGTCGTCGACGTCAATAATTGTGATTTGACCGGTTGCTACAACCATACAACCACCTCCTTATCTTTCATAAATCTCTACGGTATACGTAGCTTTCTCTTCAACATCAATATTAGTTACAACAAAGGACTTCTTCGACTCACTTTGACCTCGAGGTTTACTCCAAGTCGTGTCGATACTACCATCTTTAAGATACTTCGTCCAGTGGTAGAAAAAGGCAAGTCCTTGTTTATCAATCTCTTCATCATCTCTAAATAGCTTAGCGGTAACAGTAGTATTGATAACGCCATTCTTAAACGCAGTGCCATTTGTCGAGTCGACAGTAACTAATATAGGTGATTTACCATCATTGACCGTAGCAAAGGATACGTCTTGGAATTCCACCATTTTACCTTGATACCAGGCATGTATAGAGACGATAGCGGTACCCTTAGTACCAATATTGGACTTGGATACTGTGAATCTATCACCACTACCAGCAAGGTTCCCATCAATATAATAAGTGTACTCAACGTCCAGAATCTCTTCTTTACCTCTAAATAAAGTAGGAATAAGGTCGCAGGTCTCGTTTAACTCACGAAACATTACAGATCCTGTAGTTTTTACAGTCATTTTGAAGTTTTGTGACTCTGCAATCATGCGAGACATTGCAGACATTAAAGTAGCATTGTTTGTTGGACGAATTGTGATAATATTAGACAATACAATCTTAGTCGCACTAGGATTAGTAGATGACCTAACCATCTCTACAACTCGAGCACGGATAAGTAACCCACCGACAAAGTTTTCATCTGTCATGAAGATTACATCACCAATATTAATGTCATGACGCTGTAAAACTGCAGCAGAGTTAATCTGAATCTCCCAAGTAGTAACCGGATACATATGTTGTTTCAACATACGAACTCCATACGCCCAAGCTTCTTCGGGACTAGTGTGCTCAGTCTTAACATCACGAACAATCCATGGGTCACAGTTATCACGCTTGTTTACAGATGGATAAAGGCGCGCTGAGATTGGTGCATAGATGGTATGGGAGTTACGAGTACAGTAAATCTCATTATGCACACCATCAGCAGCCTTAATTATCTTAGCTTTTGGTTGAGTAATATATGCACCATCTTTGCCTCGAATACGAATAGCAGAAAACAAGTTCGTTTTGTCTTCTTTCTTAGTTACAGACACGACATCTCGTCCCATCTGTAGACGAATATCAGTACGGACGCGACCAAGTCCTGGTTCCCTATCGCTAGAGTTATCGCGAGATTTGTATACATTAAGAATATACTTGTCAATCTGTCCACGAGGAGTCATCTTTGTGATAATCTCCATCTCGCCATCAAAGGCTTGAACAAGCTTAAGAATACGAGCAAGACAGGTATCATCTTCAGATTCAAACTTAAGTGTACGTTTAAGACCGTCAACTTGGCAAATCCCTAATTCAATACGAGTATAACGAAACAGAGCCATGTCTTCCGCGTACTGTCTAAATGTTTTAGCTTCTTTAGACTCGTAAGCAAGCATCTTCTCATTTAAAAGTTCTAAGTTGGTTGAAACACAATCTAATTCAATGGTATGATCAGTTTCTTTACGTGACATAATGTTAAAGACATAGTCATTACCATCTTCATGGAATGAAATATAACATTCAGAGGTTAGATTGTTTATTCGTTCATTCAACTTTCCATTTAGGAATTTATCTACTGTAAATCTAAAGGTGGCCGACCCTTTACCACAGTATTGATGAAACTCATCATTATAATACTTAAGAGAACCCGGTACATCATTGTTGATATGATCTACGATGTTCATAGCATTGTCGTGTACGGCTAATTGCCATGCAGGTTTTAATCTCATTTTGAAGTTTCGGCCTCCTTTCTTACAGCCATGCTTCTTCCCACTCTACAGTAACATCGGGCGGTTGTTGTACAAATCCAGAACTATGTATCTCTAGTTGAGATTCACCCGGAGGTATACTAAAGTATCTGGAGCCGTTAACTAAGTCACCTTCTGCAGATACACCAATCTTTGCAGCAGTAGGATCGGCATTAAATGTTAGTTTACCATTCTCCATATCGATTAGTACTTCACTTCCTTTGTTATACTTGTTAGGAACAAGGTCGTAACGCTCAGCATTAATCTTCTGGAATTTAATCGATTGTACTGTCATAAGGTCTAGATGCCCTACATCAGAACGCTCATAGATAAATCGACCAAACATGACACAAACTTTAGCGCATACCATATGCTGTTTTGATGGATCAGTAACAGTTGTTGGTCTGCCCGCATAAGTAAATGTAAACTTAGGCCCTTCTTTAATAATGTAACAAGCACCTGTACTGCTATTAAACGCAATATTTGGTCGAATTTGTCCAGGCTCATTATTATTAGCATCGAAGTAATTAAGAACACGAGGTACAGCACCGTCTTTATGTATATCATTTGTAGCAAATACTTGAGCCGTATACTGACGGTCAGTAAGCCATTTGTCGATACCATAAGCGCATATAAGTTTATCATCGTCCGTCATAAAAAGTAAGGTAATAAGACCAGTTTGTCCGACCCTAGATTCCCATACTTTTATATTGAAATCACAACGAAAATCTTTAGCACCTTTTTGACCATCAGGGTCTGTAGCAAGAGGAAACTCATAAATACAGCATCCCCAGTCTTGACCTACACCCTTCTGACCTTGACGGTTCCAGTGGAAGCCAGGACAGTCATATCCAACACTACCGCGTTCACGTTGTGCCCATTCGGCCTGCAGATCACTTGCTTCTGCGTGGTTGGCAAACGGTAGAGGCGAAATATTCGCCCACTTGGCAGTAATATTCTTACCTTTACTCCAACCTTCTCTATCATTTGGTGTTAAGTTGAGTAGGGTATATGCTTTATCCCATTTACCAGTTGAAACACGGTCACCACCTGCATTTGCAGTACTTGCACCAATTTCCATAAGACCATTTTTATTAACAATACCGATCCATCCATTAGTTTCGTTATTCTTAACTTTAATCTTAGGATAAGCTGGCGCGCTTCCTGCATTATTTAAAGTCATTTTGACAATACTACCATTACGTTGCATCGACCCGATTTCAGGCGATGTTGTATTAATAGTAAGTAGTTTAGTTCGTTCCGAATGGAGTAACCCATCTGGAACTTCAAAAGAAATAGTAACATCCGCTGTACTAGTTTTAAGATCTTCAGTAAACTTAACCTGACCATTACATACGGCGAGATAATAATTACCGTCCTGGTCATCGAACTGTAACTTCTTAGGCCCATCAGGACAATCAAGAGCTCGTGCCAACTTAGTTCGAAGTTTTAAGATATCAGACGGACTGCCTGTATACTTACCTTCGACTGTAATTGGATAAGAGCCCCGTGTCCCAGCAAGCCAAGTCTTACCAAAACGGCCAGTGCCGGCAGAATATGTATGACTCTGCTCAGCACCGACGTTCCGTTCAACTTTAGTTATAGTTCCAATAAGTTTACCGATATCAACAGCTTCAGTTCCTTCTCCGAAGATTATGGAGAAATAACTTTCATCTACCATATCGTTGGTAATACTCCTTCTAACATATTAAGTCGGTCAGAATATGACCGTTGAGCTTCTGCCATACCAGGGGCAAGAGAGCGGTTAACAAGATCTTTATCCATATAAACTGGGCTAATACGATCTTGAGCAAGTAAATCATTGCTTACAGATGTGTATTCGGCGAGTGTCTCAAGCTTTTCATCAAGACGATTTAGACCAGAAACAACTGAAGCAATATTTGCACGATTAGCAGCTACACTACTTGTGGTTGGGTTAAGTGAGCTATAATCCAAACCGATAGTATTTAGATTAAGCAGACCATTTCCTGACCATGAATATCCATTAAGATTGGACATATCTAATACAGGTTTAATGGTTGGAGAAATATCCATATTCTCATCAAGATAGCCATTCATACCTACAATAGCATCATGTACATAAGACATAACACCATTCATAGATGAAGTTACAAAACTCATACCTGAAGATGAACCCAAACCGCTTGCAAACTCTTTTACGATAGTCTTACCTGATCGAGAGACCGCACGCCATCCGTCACCAGAGAAAGGCCCTTCTTTGGCAGGAGAGTGAGGAAATAGTCTACTTACAGCAGACATAACTCTAGATGCAGCACCTGATACTAACGCCATAACGTCAGGAGAATTCAACCCGCCAGCAAACGATCTTGTAATCGCAGCACCAGAACCTGTAGCATCGAACGATAACTGACTAGTAGCTGCACTACGAACTGTACTAGCATTAGCTGAAGCAGTATTCTTGCCGCCAATAATACCACCATTATATCCGGCCATACCTTCTTGTCCAATAGGCCCCCCATTGAAACCAAGATTAGTTGTGACACTTTTAGACGTATTTTTAGCAGAAGCAGATGCGTCCTTGCCACCTTTATCGATAGCACCAGTGTATTGATCCATAGTAGATATTGCTCCAGGTACTGATGATGATACATCCAACCCTTTTACAACACCTTTACCAGTCTCGTCTGCTTTCGTAAGAGCTGATTCTTTTATCTGATCTAATTTTGAATTAACTTGTTCTCCGACTTTACCAGTTGCATCACCGGCAGGAGGAGCAGCTTCTTCAATTTTCTTGATATAAGCAGCCCATTGTTCTTCAGACACCCCTGAGAAATCACCTTTGGCCAATGCTGCGATAATTTCAGGTGGGATATCTCCAGCCTTAAGACCTGCTAAAGCTTTAGTTACATCAAGCTGTCCGCCAAGATGTTCATTAAGATTTATAAATGCTAGACTAACCATAGCTGGGTCAAAACCTTGTCCGTCATTAGTTAATCCGTCTATTACTGCTTGATTAATCTCTTCGGCAGTTGTTCTTGTTGGGTCAATAGCCCCTTCTAAACCAGATATATACTTCTGCATATTGGTTTCGGTGATATCTGAGTAATCACCCTTAGATAGGTTCTCAAGCATAGTATCACTAATTTCACCAGTTTTGATACCTGCTGTAAATTTAGCAATATCTAATTTCCCACCTAGCATTTCATTGAGTTTGTTATAAACATTCTCAATTTTACCTAAGTCAAATGAGCCATCTCCTCCAAGACCATCTTCTAGTGTCTTCTTAACCTCTTCAGCGTTCTCTTTAACTTTAGGTTTCATTTTAAGAATTCCATTAGCATAGTCATAACCTACTTTCTCAGCAAGTTCTTTAACTTTTGCTTCAGGAACGCCATTTTCTATGAGTTTAGCAAAGAATTTAGATGCATCCTCACCTTTAATACTTCCGTCTTTAAGACCTTGGATAAATCCATCATATCCTTGAATACCTAACTGGCTACAGATAACAGAGAAGTATTTTATAACATCTTCTATTTTAGAGGCATGCATCATAGCCTGCTCGACTTGTGCTTTACCGACTTTATCGATAACCCCAATACCTTGTTCTATACCTTCTTTGGTTGCAATTACCGCGTAGTTTTTAACCTTATCTACAGATTTCTTTTGTGCTTCAATAAAACCATCAAAAGATTTTTCCAAGCCATCAGAAATACCTTTGAAGATACCACCAATAATAGGAATGTTACCAAGCGTCTCAAGCACGAATTGTAACATCGTCTTGATCGCTTCTAGAATAACCGCTTCAATAGATACCATGATATCTAATACGGTTGTAGCTATAACATTTCGATTATTATATAACCATTGGGAAATTTGCATAAGTCCTTTAAGTAATCCATCACATATATCTATGATGAATTGAGGGATTGCTGCAAGGAGCATATTAACTGCTTCTGATCCAATCTTAAGTAAAGCACCACCGATATCTTTAGCACCATTTGCAAGACCAATAACGATACCTTTAATAAGTTCGACACCGATTGTGATAATGCGAGGCATATTATTACTAATACTAGACACTGTGCCTGTTATTATACCCTCAACCATCTTAGCAATGACTTCGGATATACTATCTCCACCTTTAGCAGCTTCTTTAAAGAATTCAGCAAAGTTCTTACCACCTTCTTTACCTAGTCTAGAAGCAGCTTCTATAAGTCTAGTGATAGAATTAACAAGTCGGCCAATAGCATCAATAAAGAATCCGGCAGCGGCGACAACAGCAGCGATACCTGCCGCCATTGCTAAGAAGGCTGCTGCTATACCTGCTATACTAGTTACAGCACCGGTACCTCCGAATTTACTCATGAGCGTACCGATACCAGCGATAGCAAGAAAGATACCAACGAGGGCGGCAGATTGCCACAACAAGTCCTTGATAGGGACTTTAGATAAGATTGTAAGACCAACAGCACCGCCAACAATAGCCCCAACTATTGCAGCCATACCTTTGAAGTCTTCAACTTTCAGTCTACCAGCGACTTGTCCGACTTTGGCAATACCATAGAATACACCTACAAGCGATACAGAAGCCACTAAGATTTCAGCCCAGTTGGCATTACCATTAGCTAGAAGAGATAGCCCTGCTGCTGCTAAAGTAAGAGATCCTGCGATTACAGCTACGTTCTTGACCCCTTCATCAATACCGCGATCACCTAAGCCACTAGACTTAATCATTTGAGATATTGCGGCCATAGCAGCAATAGCGACAGACATAGCGCCAAGTGCTAGAACTAATGAGTTGGGGTCTTTCATAGAACTCATATCATTAGCTAACTTGGTCATCATAAACATGATGCCTGCTAGACCTGCAAACAATACCGTTGCGTTCTTGGTGAAGGATTGTTTGGTGTTGTCTAGTTTACTAAAGGTGTATGTGATACCAGCAATAACAGCCATAAGTATTGCAACCGCAGTACCGCCTTGTTTAAGGGTTTTGGTATCCATCTCACCAAGTTTCTGAATTGTCTTGGTAATACCGCCTATTGCTTTAGCGATAGTTAGGAATGTCAGGAATGAAGTCATTTTGACGTTTTCCATCTTACTTGTCTGCCAGATAATCAGAGTTAGGCCGCCAATTATCGTAGCTATACCAAGTAGACCTTTTCCAAGAGATGGTAAGTCCATTTGTCCTAACTTCACAACTTCTTTAGCGACTTTCTTAACCGCATAGGCTATACCTATAAAGGTTAGAAGGCTGACTGAGATTTTTCTCATCTCTGAAGATTTAGTACCGCCTACACCCTGGAAGTGAGTCATAGCAACGGTTATAGCACCTAATACGGTAAGCAATATAGTTGCGGCAACCCCGC